ATGACAACAGTAGAACAATTAAAGGCAGCGACACTACCAGACGTAGGAGTCTAATTAATGGCAATTAATATAAATGCAAAGACAACCGGAGTCGGAGGTCTAGAAACCTCGGCTGATAACTCAGGCAATATTAATATTCAGTCTGGTGGTACTACTGTAATGAGCGTTACTTCAAGTGGCGTTGCTGTCACCGGGTCTTTCTCTCAAAACGGCGCAGTCTACTCAACCCAACCAAGTTTTAGAAACTTAATCATCAATGGTGATATGAGGATTGCACAGAGGGGGGCATCTACATCGAGTATTACAACATCAGGATATTATACTGTTGATAGATATAGACAATTATTAGCATCTGGTGGGACTTGGACACAATCACAAGATACAGATGTTCCAAGTGGACAAGGTTTTGCCACTAGTTTAAAAATGGATTGCACAACAGCCAATGCTAGTTTAAGTGCTGGTTCTAATGCAGCAATAGTTACTAGGCTTGAAGGACAAAACTTACAACATCTTAAAAAAGGCACAGCTTCTGCTGAAAGTTTAACTTTAAGTTTTTGGGTAAAAGCAAATAAAACTGGAACACTTACAGCAAGTTTATTTGATAGTGATAACACTAGATGGATTTCTAAATCTTATACTATTGATGTTGCTGACACTTGGGAGCAGAAAACTATTACTTTTGCTGGCGATACAACAGGTGCATTTGATAATGATAATGCCGCATCATTACATTTGTATATGTGGTTATTGGCAGGCACAGACTATACTTCAGGTACATTAGCAACAAGTTGGGAATCTTATATCCCAGCTAATGCTGTTGCTTCATCTCAAGTCAACCTAGCAGACTCCACTTCAAATTATATTAATATCACAGGCGTTCAGTTAGAAGTAGGCTCAACCGCGACAGACTTCGAGAACTTACCTTATGATGTACAGTTAGCAAGATGTCAGAGGTATTTCCAAAGATTGCCAGAAAATGTAGAATATTTAACTAGCTTTTATTTTGATAATACAAGTAGATATTGTACTACTGTGTATTTTCCTGTAGTAATGAGAACATCAACTCAAACTATTGAATATGGTACAGCAGAATATAGAAATGGCTCTACATATACAAATGGAACTTATCTAAATAATTCAAGAAGAAACAATTTAATAACTATTAGAATTACTTGTCCATCAGCACCTGATTCTGGTGGATATGCTTTAGGATTAAAATTAGTTGGTACTTGGACATTAGATGCGGAGTTATAAATGAATATTCAATTAGCAAAATTAGTAAAATCAGATAATAATCTAACACAAGCAGATTTAGTAAATGTTACTTTAACTGATGGAACAACATTGAGTATTCCATTAGAAGAATCTAATCGTCACTACCATGAATACCTAGAATGGTTAGCAGAAGGTAATACACCAGAGGAGGCTGATTAATGGCTGATATTATTGTTGCTGGTAACACCAGCGGAACCGTAACCTTATCTGCACCTGATGTTGCAGGGTCTACCACAATCAACTTACCCTCAACCAGTGGGAACTTAGTCGTAGCAAAAGCAGGCGGGGTTTTATACGAAAACACAACAACGATCAGTGCAGACTACACTTTATCAACTGGGCAAAACGCAATGAGTGTCGGGCCTATAACAATAGATCCGAGTGTGACGGTGACTATACCCACGGGACAACGTTGGGTCGTGCTATAATTTAGAGAAAAAGGTTAGATATGCCAAATAGAATAAAAGCAGACAGTGCAAGTGGATTACAGCTTATATCTGATTCATCAGACGAAATACAAATACAGTCTGGGTCAGATACTGTTGCTATAATAAATAGTAGTGGAATTACAATGGGCAGTGGTAAAGCTATATCTGGTGCTGGTGCTGGCGGTAAAATATTACAAGTAGTGTCTACAACATTAGATACAAGATTTAGTCAATCTATTTCTGCTAATACAAATACTGCTATTACTAACTTTGAAGTATCAATTACTCCATCGTCTACATCTAGTAAAATATTATTAACGTCATCATGGATGGGTGAATTTGGAAATTCTGATGCTATATATAGTACAATGTGGTTTTTTTATAGAGACTCAACTAAACTAGGTCATGCTCAAACAGGCTCTCGTAGTTGTGGTATTCAAACTGCAGCATTAAGTTATTGGCTTAATAATGCTTCCTCAACTCCTGAATCAATGTATATGCAGTATATTGATTCACCATCTACTACTAGTGCTATAACATACAAAGTTGGATTGTATGGTGATAGGGCACACACACTATGGACAAATGGCACTGTTACTGACCAAAACAATTCTTCTTATGAAAGAGGTTTATCAAGTATTATTGCTATGGAGATTGCTGGATAATGAACATACATGACGAAATAAAAAAGATACACACTAATGTATCAACTGTAATTTATAATAATGATGGTAGTTATACTTTATTAGATGAAAACGGTAATACTATTACACCAGATACAGATGCAATTAATGCAAAACAAATAGAAGTTAATAATGCATATCAAGCAACACAATATCAAAGAGACAGAGCATTAGAATATCCTGATTTTAAAGAATACCTAGACGGCATCGTAAAAGGTGACCAAGCTCAAATAGATAAATACATAGCAGACTGCCAAGCAGTAAAAGCGAAGTATCCTAAACCGGAGTAATACATGAGTAGCATAGTAATCAAAGGAAACACATCAGGCCAAGTTGAAATCGCCGCACCCGACGTCGCAGGCTCAACCACGCTGACTTTACCGACTGGGAATGGAACGGTTATAACGACAAATAACATAGATTCAAATCCCCCAGCGGCACTTTCTACAGCTAGTGGCTCTGCTCCATCTTATTCTGCTCGTGCATGGGTAAACTTTAATGGCACAGGTACAGTAGCTATTCGTGCTAGTGGGAATGTATCAAGTATTACTGATAATGGCACTGGCAATTATGATGTAAATTTTACAACTGCTATGGCAGATACTAATTATGCAACAGTTTCAACTTGTGCTGGATTAACTGGAATGGCAACAAATAGGGATATATGGCTTCAAGCAGAATCTGAAGCAACTAACCATACTACAATAAATTCTTATTACAGGACTAGCCAAGTAGATGTAGCACATTGTTATGTTGCAATATTTAGATAAGGAAAAATTATGAATAAAAGAATTAAAAGGAGCTACATGTGAGCCTTCAGCTTAACGGAACAGACGGTGTAACATTTAATGATGGCTCAGAGCAGTGGGCCGCCGCGTCTCCTATTGGAACAAAGAACCTCATCATCAATGGTGATATGAGGATAGCACAGAGGGGAACTTCACAAGCTAGTATTACAACATCAGGATATTATACTGTTGATAGATTTTTACTTACTGGTGGGAATTCTGCTGGAACATGGACACAAACACAATCAACTGATGTGCCAACTGGACAAGGATTTGCTAATAGTTTAAAGATGCAATGTACAACAGCAAATGCAAGTTTAGGTTCTACTGCTTTCTTTTTTATAAGGCAAAGAATAGAAGCACAAAACCTTCAACATATTAAAAAAGGCACATCTAGTGCAGAAAGTTTAACATATTCTTTTTGGGTAAAGTCTAACAAAACTGGAACTTATATTGCAGAAATATTTGATGACGATAATGTAAGACAAATTTCAAAATCATATACTATTGATACAGCAGATACTTGGGAAAAAAAGACTATAACATTTGTTGGAGATACTTCTGGAGTATTACCAAATGATAATGGTTCTGGATTTAGTGTAGGAATGTGGTTAGTTGCTGGTAGTGATTATACTTCTAATGGAACTTTAAATACGTCATGGGCATCAACAAATGTTCCTCAAAGAGCAGTAGGACAAGTCAACCTAGCAGACTCTACTTCTAACTACATTAACATCACAGGTGTACAACTAGAAGTAGGTGACACAGCTACACCATTTGAAGTTATGCCATACGATATGCAGTTAGCAAGATGTCAGAGGTATTATTATAAATTAGCAAATGATTCTGGTGCAGCTACGGCGTGCTTATTTGGAAATGGCTCAATTCAATCATCAACCCAATTAGCAGGCTCTATAAAATTTACCACTCAAATGAGAATACCTCCAACAAGTATGGAAACGACTGGAACAGCATCTGACTATAGAATATGGTATGCAGGCAATGCTGCTCAAAATTGTACTAGTCTTCCCTTATTAAGTGGTGTAACTAGTTGGGGAGGTAGAATATATTTTACTGTTAGTGGTGGACTAACTAGTGGTCAAGCTGGACATTTTCGTTCTACTACTACTGATGCTTATCTTGCTTGGAGTGCAGAATTATGAGATATATAAAAATAGCTAAAGTCGATGTAGATGATATACAGATGTATCAACAAATAGATGATAATGGTAATAAAAATATACAGTGTACAGAAGAATATGAACAGTTTAAAGAATGGTTAGCAGAAGGTAATACACCAGAGGAGGCAGAATGAGCGTAACAATTAATGGCATTGGTTTTGTAGAAAACAGTAATACGATTTCAGATAGTTATACTATTGCTGCGAATACAAACGCATTAACGGCAGGCCCCATAACAGTAGCAGATGGGACTATAATAACAATAAGCACAGACGCAACATGGACGATTGTATAAGATGAGTACAGTAAAAACAGTTAAATACCAGGTAGGCACTGACGGAACGTCAACCAACAACTTTACTATATATCAGCCTGATCCGCCAGACGGAAGTATAAGAATAGGTGTCGGTAATGCCGATGCCCCTACTGATGTAATGACTGTAAATAGTAGTGGTATTACAATGGCAAGCGGTAAGACAATACCTGCATCAGCGTTGACTGGCACATTACCAGCGATTGATGGTTCTGCTTTAACAGGCATATCTTCTTATTCAGATTCTGATGCTTTGTCATTATTTAATGCTAGCGGTTCTGCACCAGTATATGCTTGTCGTGCATGGGTATCATTTAATGGCGGAACATCACCAGCAGCAGGAACTATTCAAGGTTCAGGTAATGTTTCATCAGTAACTGACAATGCAACAGGACAAGCAACAATTAATTTTACATCAGCGATGCCTAATGCAGATTATGCAGTTGCAGGAATATGCACAGGATATTCTAACTACAACAGCACATTAATGGTGCTTGCCAGTGCTGATGGAAGTGGTAATCAACAACCAACTACAAAAACAACATCAGCAGTTAAAGTTAATTTTGGACACAGTAATACTGTTACTAATCAGCACGTTGGATACTTAACTGTAGCAATATTTGGATAAGGAAAAATTATGGCAATTAAAATATACGGAACAGGTTCACTTACAGACACAGACGTTACTGTCGATCAGGACTTAGTCATTGGGGGTACAGCGTATTCACCTGACCTGACTTTAACTGACCAAGCTACAATTAGTTGGGACACTTCAACAGGACAAGTAGCCACAGTCACACTAGGTGGAAATCGTACGGTAGCTGCGCCAACTAATCTACTTAATGGTGGATTCTACGCTATGCAAATTATTCAAGACGGCACGGGTTCACGTACACTATCCTGGAATGCTATATTTAAATTTACTGGTGGCGTTGCTCCTACATTGTCAACTGCAGCAAACGCAAAAGACTTTATTACATTCCGTAGCGATGGGACTAACTTATACGAACAAGGTCGTTCACTAGGAGTTGCATAGTGCTACCTATTGGCATCGGCGGAAACACTTTACCTGGATACTATCTAGAATCTAGTCTACG